TCTTCTTCCTTGGGTTAAGCATCATCCTAATCACAATCTCTTCTTGGATGGACACCATTGCCCTAATTGTGCTTCGACGAATCTGCAAAGACGAGGCACTGCTATATCTACTACAGGAGCGTATCAACGCTATCAATGTAGAGATTGCGGAACATGGTCGCAAGGAACGAAATCACTTAAAAAATCAGTAGAGGTAAAACAATATGCCTGATAACCCAATTGCAATGCCAGCACACTATGGTTACGAAGTATTAACCGAATATGAGGCTGGAATGGAAGACCCCGGCGATGTTCTTTCAAGACAGGTCGGTGGTAATCACTACAAACGAGCGCACCAGCCTTGGGAAATCATTGAAGAATGGGGTCTTGACTACTGGGCTGGAAATGTGGTAAAATACATCCTTCGCTATAAATTCAAGAATGGAGTTGAAGACCTAGAGAAAGCCCGCCACTATTTGGATTACCTCATAAAGAAAGAACAAGATGCCCTTACTGCTGCACGAGATTAAAGAGCGTCTTAAAGAACTGGACGAAATCACACTGCTAGAGTTGTTAGAGATTAGTAGTGAAGAAATCGTCCAAATGTTTTCTGACAAGATTGAAGAACACGCCGATAAACTAGAACAGGAAGTTAAATAACAATGACACAATACACAATGAGTCCCTATAACACTTTTATTGCTAAGAGCCGTTACAGTCGCTATTTAGATAATAAAGGTCGTAGAGAACACTGGAATGAAACAGTAGCAAGATACTTTGATTTCATGACAGAGCATTTACAAAAGAAACAAAACTATACACTATCACCTGAGTTACGAAAAGAGTTAGAAACTGCTGTTGTTAATCTTGAAGTTGTACCATCAATGAGAGCAGTGATGACAGCAGGACAAGCACTAGAACGGCAGAATGTTGCCGCCTTTAACTGTTCATATTTACCAATCGACGACCCCAAAGCCTTTGACGAAGCAATGTACATTCTTCTCTGTGGCACTGGTGTCGGTTTTTCTGTGGAGCAACAATATGTTTCTAAATTACCTGAAGTCCCTGATGAGTTGTACGCTAGTCAAACTACTGTTGTTGTGTCGGATTCTAAAGAAGGATGGGCTAAATCACTTAGACAGCTCATTGCTTTATTATATTCTGGTGAAGTTCCAAGGTATGACATATCCAAAGTTAGACCTGCAGGGGCTAGACTCAGAGTATTCGGAGGTCGTGCTTCTGGACCCGGACCTTTGGAAGAACTTTTTAAGTTCACTATTGCCAAGTTTAGAGGGGCAACTGGTCGTCGTTTGTCATCCATTGAGTGTCACGATATTCTCTGTAAAATCGGGGAAGTTGTTGTTGTGGGTGGAGTCAGGCGCAGTGCAATGATTTCCTTGTCTGATTTGTCAGACGATAAGATGGCACACGCTAAAGCAGGAGCATGGTGGGAAGGACATGGACATCGAGCCTTGGCTAACAACTCTGCTACCTATACTGAAACCCCCGGTATTGGGCAGTTTATGCGTGAATGGACAAGCATTTATGAATCACACTCTGGAGAGCGAGGAATATTTAATCGTGAAGCATCTCAGAAACAGGCAGCAAAGAATGGTCGCAGAGACGAAACCTATGCTTTTGGCACTAACCCTTGTAGTGAAATTATCCTTCGTCCTTACCAGTTTTGTAATCTTTCCAGTTGTATTGTTCGTAGCTACGATACTGTATCTACCTTGGAGAATAAGATTCGCTTGGCAACGATTCTTGGTACATTCCAAGCATCGCTAACAGAGTTTCCTTACTTGCGTAAGATTTGGGAAAAGAACACCAAGGAAGAGGCGCTTTTAGGTGTCTCGATGACGGGCATCTGCGATAATCCACTATTGAATAACCCTGATGATGAAGACTTACCTGCACGATTGGAGAGACTACGAGATGTGGCTATCACTACTAACATTGAATTTGCTTCAGCTATTGGTATTAATCAGTCTGTGGCGGTTACTGCTGTCAAACCAGAAGGAACAGTTTCTCAGCTTTGCAGTACTGCTTCTGGGATTCATCCTCAACATAGCAAGTATTACATACGGCGTGTTAGGGCTGATAACAAAGACCCATTAACACAGTTTATGCTCTCCTCTGGCTTTGTCGGTGAGCCTTGCTATCTTAAACCAGACTCTACGACTGTCTTTAGCTTTCCAGTTAAAGTAAATGATGGCGGTCTATTGCGTGAGGATTTGACAGCAATTCAGCACTTACGCCTGTGGTTACTGTTCCAGAGACACTACTGTGAGCATAAACCATCTGTCACCATCTCAGTGCGTGAAGACGAATGGATGGATGTCGGTGCGTGGGTGTTTAAGCACTTTGATGAGGTAACTGGGGTGTCGTTCCTACCGATGGATGGTGGCACTTACAAGCAAGCACCTTATGAAGAAGTTGACGAACAAGCCTACAACAAGTTAAAAGCCTTAGTTCCTAGTGCGGTAGACTGGGAGAACTTCAAGGAGTATGACGATAATGTGGAAGGCGCTCAGACTTTGAGCTGTACTGCAAACGGATGTGAAATCTAATTCCTAAGTCGTGTCTTTATAGCCCCGCTTCGGCGGGGTTCTTTTTTGTTTCTGATAATGTACAAATTGTCGGTAAATGTTAATAAGTACCGACATTCTGTTACACGAAATTCCTAGTACCAGCCTTATCAATAATTAAGGCTTGTCTACGAGGCTTGTCAGAAGCACCGTTAGGAACGCTTATATGCGTCCAAGAGCCGAATTCTTCAATGATTTGGTCAAAGGGTATGTCCGAAGCCAAACACGCCTCTACGACCTGTTTAGGGGTCATTCCGGGGACTCTTATATCAGCAGCACAACCTAGCCTATGCTGGCTAGTGTCCTTGCTACCGACAGAGTCATTGACTGGTTTAGACCTAAAGCCAGAATTAATCATTATTGGCTTGTTTAGGAGACTTCTAACTTGTTCTAGCAAGGCTGCCAATCGAGTTAGATTAGCAACTTCGGTAGCATTAGGGGTATTATCTAGATTCTTACGCTCCGCTACTTCTGAGTGGGTTAGTTCTTCTAAGGTAAAGTTATTGCTTAGGTTCATCTTTATCCTTCTTCATTTCCATTATCTTCTCTAAAGTACGACCACCGAAGTATGCACTCATTATCAGCATTCCCCACTGACCTAATAGATTGACATAGGATTCTTTGGCATCATATCCAAAAGCTGACATCATAGCAAACAAGAAGTAACCAGCAAAGATAGCAACTAAAGACATAGGTCGTATGTTCTTAGACAACCAAGAGTCGCTACCTAAATCAGCTTTCCAGCGGTCTGATACATTGTTCTGCTCATTCATGTCAGCGTTTAATTCCGCTAACTTACCTTCTTGTTGCATCTGTAGCAACTCTTTCTGCGCCTTAGCCTTAGCTTCAGGGTCAGGGATAAATTTATCTAGGACTTTCATCCCAACATCGAACAACGCCATTAATGGTAACATTATTTTTTAATCCCCCAAGTTAAATACCAAGCAATCCACGCAGCCACAATATAGCAGATAACCATAACTCTTTTAACTTTATTAACTTCTTCGCTAAAAAACTTTTTATCATTATCTTTCTCTTTCAATTGTCGTTGTTTTATCTGTTGAATCTCCGCCCACGCAGCTTTACCGTGTTGACGAATAATGTCTCGTTGTAGTTGTTCTTCAGTTTGTTTTGCTCGTAGTAAGCGTTCCCACTCGTTGACAGCCGATACAATCGTACTGTCTGCATGGACATACTGTTCTCTACGGCGTTCGTTAAGACGCTGTTGAGCAACATCTACAGCATCTTTTTGTACATCAGTAATGCTCTTGGTAATGGACTTACTAGCCTGACGGCTGGCATCCATACTACCTGTTACAGACTTTGCTCCTTCGAGAAACCCAAATTGGTCGGACATAAAATCATATTCTTAATTATTGTTGGCTTTCAAATAATTCAAATTTTAAGTTTGGTTCCACAGGCGCTGGTTGTTCTTCAAACTGTTCCAGCGTAGCTTCCTTAACCCCACCATAGATATAGCGAGGAGCAATGCTTTTAAAGCTCTCTTGAATCTTTTTAAAGTTTGTAGGATTGTTAATCTTAAAGTCCATTGTTCTAGCAA